AAGATATTATCATTAAAAATAGAATACCTGATGATAAGATTGTTGATTTAACTGGTGGTAAAAAAATAAAATATATTAATCCTGATACATTTGAAATTGAATATGAATAATTTAGACCCACGATACCAATCACTACTCCAAGACATTCTGGATAACGGTATAGAGAAACAAGACAGAACAGGCACAGGTACTATCTCAGTATTCGGAAGACAGATCCGTCATAAAATGAGTGATGGTTTTCCTTTACTCACAACTAAAAAGATGGCTTGGAAACAAATTGTAACTGAATTGTTATGGTTTTTAAGAGGTGATACAAACATTAAGTTTTTAGTTGATAACGATTGTCATATTTGGGATGGTGATGCTTATAAGAATTACATAAAACAGAATATGTTTGAACACACTAAACAATTAGGTGCTAGACCATATTCACAAGAGCAATTCATCAACAAAATCAAAACTGACGATGAGTTTGCTAAGAAGTGGGGTGAGTTAGGTCCAATTTATGGTAAGCAGTGGAGACAGTGGCAAGGTTGGTTAGTTAAAGATGGTAAAGCAGTTGGCTCACTTTGGTATGATCAAATAGCAAGATTAATTCACGACCTTAAAACAAACCCAGACTCAAGACGATTAATGGTTAATGCTTGGAATGTAGGTGAATTAGATCAAATGGTACTTCCTCCTTGTCATTATGGATTTCAAGTTTATACAAGAGAGTTGAGTTTTGAAGAGAGATATGTTTTGTATTTTGAAAAATTAGACTCTACAATGGTTCCACTTGAACTCCAAGTTCCTAATATACAAGAGTATTTTGATAACTTAAATGTACCTCGCAGAGCAATCTCTTTAATGTGGAATCAACGAAGCGTAGATACATTCTTAGGTTTACCATTCAACATTGCTTCTTATGGATTACTATTAGAAATCATTGCTACAACAGTTAATATGGTTCCTGATGAGTTGATTGGTAACTTAGGTGATGTACACCTTTATAGTAATCACGTTGAACAAGCAAAGGAACAAATTGGTAGAGAACCATTTGATTTACCTAAACTATATATCAATGATGAATTTTGGAATCACGAATACCAAACAATAGATGGATGGATTAAGAGTATGGAGATAGGTGATTTTCAAATTGAAAACTATCAATCACACCCAGCAATTAAAGCACCTTTATCAAATTAATTTTGGTTAGGCATTGTTTTTTTACTATATTTATTAATATGAAAACATCAGAACTAAAACAAATCATCAGGGAAGAAATACAAAACGTGTTGAATGAGAATCGATATGAAATAATCGACCCACAACAAACCAAACAATCTTTAAATAATATATTAGATGCTATTTCATTATTAAACAGTAACGGATTAAAGGTAACACCCGAAGATAAAAGCGGTCACTATTCGGGTGGATACAAACATATAAATTCTATGTATTTTACTAGTCCAATGTCGTTTGATAAATTAATAAGACAAGCTAATGATATATTGTATAAGAATGATATGGAGCATTTAAGAATTATTAAGGCTTAATTAAAGCTCCTTTATCAAACTAGTTATGATTGAAACTGAATATATAACAGACTTCACTGTTTTTCCTGAACATATCAATTTTGTTGGTTCACTATTTGGTGGAGTACTATTAGGTAAAATGGATATTGCCGCTGCTACATTAGCAAGAAAATTACTATATAATACAAATGCTGATGGTGCTGTAACAGCATCAATGGATAAAGTGGATTTTTTACTACCTGGTAATGTAGGTGATTTAATTACTATTAAATCGGTTTTAAAATCATTAGGTAGATCTTCATTACTTATTCAATGTAAAGTATATAAAGAAGATATGAAAGGTAACACTGAAAAAATGTGTACCGCAATGTTTACTTTTGTGGCAATGAAAGAGGGCAAACCATATCCACACGGGTTAAGTTTTGCCCTCTTAAATTCCTAATTATTCTCCTGCTTGAGAATCATTGTTTCCACCACCTAATTTTCCTGCAAATTTTTCTACAGTATTACCAAATAGAGCTGCTGCTGTTATAAATTTAACAGCTTCAACTAATTCAGCAGATGGTGCTACCTCTACAGGTGAGAAACTATTAGCAGTCATTGTTCCTGCTAAAAATAAGAATCCTAAGAATCCAATAACACGTTTAGATGATACTGAACCTTCGGGTGACGATAACATGTTTGTGAGAAATTTTTTCATATTGTTTTAGGTTTGTCATAAATACCCATATTTATAATAAAACACAAAATGACACTATTACAAGTACAATCATTCGGAGTATTTGAAACGCTAACTCAATATGGAGCATTAGGCGTTATCACATTAGGTTTAGGAGCAGCACTATGGTTCCTACTTAAAAGACAAATTGCATCAGAAGATAAACTAAAATCACAAGTAGATGCATTACAAAAAGAAATGAACGATTACATCAGAAATGATCAGAATCAAGTAAGACAAGCTATTGATAACAATACAAAAGCTTTAGCTGATTTACGTGATACAATTATTCGAGGTAAAAAATAAGATTATGAAAAAAGGAATGTATTTTATACTACTAGCTATTATAAGTCTAGTATGTTACACTTTATTTTACAATGCTAAAACGCATGTTGAAGCAGTTGAAACAACAAACGAATTAGTAACTAAAGCAGATTCATTAGCAACAACTGTTAAAGTTTTACATGAAGAAAGAGATTCTGCTATTTCAAAAATTAATTTATTAGATTCAACAATTACTTTAAAAGATTCTTTATTAGTTAAACAAAATACTGATTTAACATCATTAAAAAGAAATATTGTAGCTATAAAGAAAATCGGACCTATTATTATTCATGATACAATTTATATTACTGAATCAAAGAATTTCTGGGGTAAAAAGAAAACAACTATAGAAACAACAACTAGTACAGATACACTAGAAATTGAAGAAACAGTTATTGATACTATACAATGAAAAAATTATTAATTATATTATTTTTAGCTATAACTCAATTAAGTTATAGTCAATCTAATTATTATTACGAAGATGAAGATAATGGTTGTTTACCTGTAACTTTAACTGAATTTAAAGCTAAAGCAAATACTAACTCAGTAAAAATAGTATGGTCAACTGAAACAGAAACAGATAATGATTATTTTACATTATTTCATTCATCAGATGGTTATGAATATTATTATTTAGCTACTATAAAAGGAGCAGGTACAATAAACTATTCTTTAAAATATTTTTTTGTAGACACAGAACCATATAATGGAGTTAATTATTATGTACTAACACAAACAGATTTTAATGGAAAAAGAGAAATGTTTCCACCTACATCAGCATACTTTATAAAATACAATGATATACAAGATATGTGGGAACATTATAATATTTTAGGACAACAAATTAAATAATAAAACACTATGAGTCTAAAAAGTTTACAAGAAAAAATAGGAACAACTGCCGATGGTAAGTTTGGTCCTGGAACTATGAAAGCAGCTATGACTTTTTATAAAATGACACCTGTTAGAGCAGCACATTTCTTTGCTCAAACATCACATGAAACAGGTGGATTTGCTTTATTTACAGAAAATTTAAATTATTCTGCTCAATCTTTACAAGCTGTATTTGGCAAATATTTTCCTGGTAATTTAGAGGAATCTTATGCTCGTCAACCTGAAAAAATTGCTAATCGTGTTTACGGTAGCAGAATGGGAAATGGAGATGAAGCTTCAGGTGATGGATTTAAATATAGAGGACGTGGTGCTCTACAATTAACAGGTAAAGATAACTATAAAGCATTCGCTACTTATCTTAATAAACCAGAAATCATAACAAATCCTGATTTAGTAGCGACAACATATTCTTTTGAATCAGCTATGTTCTTTTTTGATAAAAATAAATTATGGTCAATTTGTGATAAAGGAATCAATGATGCTGCTATTTTAGAATTAACAAAACGAATTAATGGTGGTACAAACGGTTTAGAAGATAGAAAAGTTAAAACTTATAAGTATTACGAATACGTAAAGTAAAAAATTAAGAGGCTTGGGAAACCAAGCCTCACTTTTTATATTAAGTTATATGAAAAGAGAAAATCAAGTTTTTAGTATTATGCCTATCATGTTGATTATGATAGTACTTATTTATTCAACATTAATCTTCTTACTTTATAATAAGATGAATCATGAGTTGAAAAGTTTAAAACACGAAAATAAACAATTAAAAAACGAAGTTCAACTACGTGAGGATGAAATCTCATATTGGGGAATGAAATACGACTCTTTAGCTTATGAAAAAAAATAAAATGCCCCATCCAATTCTAATTGGAACAGTAGTATTTTGGACAGCATTTATACTATTAATTTACTTGCTTACCCGTTAATTTTTTACGTTAACTATATAAATTAATGTGTTTATCTATTATTAATATACATTAACGTTCTTTTAAATATTTATAA